AATATGATTTAGAATATGAAAATATTCTTATGTGTGCAATGAGAGGTAGAAATGGTCAGGTTGTTGGTTCTGGATTTAGTGGAAAAAAATCACAACTTGGAGTCAGAACAACAGCAGCAGTTAAGAAATTAGGATGCTCCAACCTTAAAACATTAATTGAAGATGATAAGTTACTTGCGTCAGATTATGAAATTATTTCAGAACTAACTACTTTTGCACAGAAGGGAAATTCTTTTGAAGCAGAAGAAGGTTGCAATGATGACTTAGCAATGTGTCTTGTAATTTTTTCTTGGTTAGTTGCTCAAGAATACTTCAAGGAAATGACAGAAAATGATATAAGAAAAAGAATATATGAGGAGCAAAGGAATCAAATTGAACAAGATATGTCCCCATTTGGATTTATTTCTGATGGATTGGATAATTTAGAAAGTTTTGTAGATAAAGATGGAGATAGATGGCATATTGATGAATATGGTGATCGTTCTTATATGTGGGATTATATGTAATGTCTTTTGATGAAGATATTGAATTGGGGCATTTATTATTCTTTGATCGTAAATGTAGATCTTGTAAGAAGGTGAAAAGTTTATTAGATGACTTTTACCTGACTAGAAAAGATAGAGGAACTTTGCCATCAGCATATTCTTATGAGTGTAAGGATTGTACAATAAAAAGAATTACTGAGAGGAGGAAAGAAAAATACAACCCAGTTCCGAGGATAAAAGATGTATATCCTGACTGGTGAAAGGTTCATGCATTGTTTCCCCACTGAAAATACACCTTTTCCTAAATATTTTTAGATAAATTTGGATTGCGAGGACAGATAAGATGCCACTAAACTTAGCATCTCCTGGTATTGTAGTAAGAGAAGTAGACCTAACAGTTGGTAGGGTTGATCCAACTTCTGCCGGTACTGGTGCTATTGCTGCACCTTTTGCAAAAGGTCCAGTAAACGAACCAACATTGATTGGAAGTGAAAAGGAATTATTAGATACATTTGGTAAACCATATAGTAATGATAATCACTATGAACATTGGTTAAATGCATCATCATATCTTGCATATGGTGGTCTTTTATCAGTAGTGAGATCAGACGACAGTAAATTAAAAAATTCATTTGTTGGTGCTGCAAGCACTGTTAAAATAAGAAGTACAGAACATTATGAAGCACTTGGATATGACGAAAATCCAATTACTGGTGTAACAGTTGTTTCAAAAAATCCCGGAAGTTGGGGAAATGCACTTAGAATTGGAATTATTGATTCAAAGGCAGATCAAATTCTGACTGGAATTAGCACTGCAGGTGTATCAGTATTTACTGCTGCGATTAGCAATAGATCAGCAACGATCGCTACTGGTGCAGCAACTACGATTGGTGTTTCTACTGCCTCAATCACTCTCGGACAAGAAGTTCGTGGTGGATTTGTTTCGGCAGGAACTACTGTTATCAATATTGGCACTGGAGTAATTACTCTTGCAAATGCAACAACAAATACTGAAGGTGGAGTTACCGTTCCTTTAGATTTTGGTGCAACATCATTCAGTTCAGCACCAGTTACGGTCGGAACTGGAGTAACTCAAGCACTGAGTGGAAGAGTTGATATTGGTGCCGGAACAACAACTGCATTAGATGGTTACCTTAAAGGTATTGTTACTGAAGTTGGTGATGATCAAATTGCAGTAAAAGTTCTTTCACACGTTTCTGCAGCAGGAACCGAATACGTTAAGGATTATCAAGAGAGTGGAACATGGGCTTTCACTGCTTCCGGTAGTGTTGGACTTACAACTGCAGGTCAAACGGTATCTTATGGAACAACTTCTTATACTGGACAAAGTGATTGGTTTGATCAACAGGAATTAAGACTAACTTCATCTTCCACTGTTAAGTGGAATACTTTGGCAGATCGTCCAGGAACTTCTTTATATGCTGCAGAAAGAGGTTCTAGATTTGATGAAGTTCATGTTGTTGTAATTGATAATGATGGATCAATTACTGCAAATTCCGGAACAATTCTTGAAAAGAATTTAAGTCTTTCCAAGGCAAAAGATGCTGAGTATTCTCTTGGATCACCTTCATATTGGAGATCTTTTCTCAAAAATTCTTCTCAATATATTTTTGGTGGATCTGCACCTGCCGGAATCGTAACAACTGGATTTAAAAGTAGTGGAACTGGTTTTGATTTAGAAACCGATGTAGGTTGGGATCAAGATGCGGAGGGAATCACTTTTGCAGCATATGGAAATTTGGGTGGAATTGGAATTTCCACTGAAAATCAATTAACTCGTGGGACAAATTATGATGGAGGAACTGATATCGATGCAACAGGTGCATTAAGTTCTGGACTTGATGATATTGTATCTGGATATACTTTATTTGAAAATACAGAAAGATTTGATGTAGACTTCATTTTGATGGGATCTGCAGCATACTCTAAGGAAGAAGCACAGGCACTTGCTAATAAGTGTATTGCAGTTGCAGAATTGAGACAAGATTCAATTGCATTCATCTCACCATATAGAGGTGCTGCCATTAATGATACTGATGACCAAAATGCAGTCAATGTAAATACTGATGAAGATATCACTGATAACGTAATTAGTTTTTACTCCCCAATCACTTCATCATCTTATGCAGTATTTGATAGTGGTTATAAGTATATGTTTGATAGATTTTCAAATACATTCAGATATATTCCATTAAATGGTGATATTGCTGGTCTTTGTGTTAGAACTGATAGAGAACAATTTCCCTGGTTCTCACCAGCAGGAACAAATAGAGGTTCAATTCTCAATATTGTAAAACTTGCATACAATCCAAGTAAAGTTCAAAGAGACAAACTTTATACAAACAGAGTTAATCCAGTTATATTCTCTCGAGGTGCAGGTATTGTTCTCTTTGGTGATAAAACTGGATTTGCTAAGTCATCCGCATTTGATCGTATTAATGTTCGTCGTCTGTTCCTCTATCTTGAAGATGCGATTTCTGCAGCAGCAAAAGATCAACTCTTCGAATTTAATGATGAAATTACAAGAACTAATTTTGTAAATATTGTTGAACCATTTCTTCGTGATGTTCAAGCAAAGAGAGGTATTTTTGATTATGTTGTTGTTTGTGATGAAACAAACAATACTGCTGCAATTATAGATAATAACGAATTTGTAGCAGACATTTATATTAAGCCAACAAGGTCTATCAACTTTATTGGTCTTACATTTGTTGCCACCAGAACTGGTGTTTCATTTGAAGAAGTTATCGGTAACGTTTAATCTAGAGGTTTAAAGAACAATGCCTAATCGTCAACAGGTAAATACTTTACCATTAAGAACAATCAGTGATTTTAAAAGTAAGTTGAAGGGTGGTGGTGCAAGACCTAATTTATTTGAGGTTGAGTTAACATTTCCATCTGGAGTTTCTGTCCAAGCAGAAAATGAAGTTATTGATAATGCAAGATTTCTTGTAAAAGCAGCAGCACTTCCTGCATCAACTATAGCACCTATTGATATTCCATTCAGAGGAAGAATTTTAAAAATTACAGGTGATAGAACATTTGAAACTTGGACTATTACAGTTATTAATGATGTATCATTCAATATTAGATCTGCTATGGAAAAGTGGATGAATTTTATCAACAAACTTGATAATGGAACTGGAGAAACTGATCCAGCACTTTATCATGTAGATGCTAAAGTTCATCAACTGAATAGAGATGGTGGGATTCTCAGAAGTTACGTCTTTAAAGATGTTTTCCCAACTAATATTTCTGCAATTGATTTGAGTTATGAAACCACTGATACTATTCAAGAGTTTACTGTAGAAATGCAAGTTCACTATTGGGAAGCATTCAAAGGTAATGCCGAAGATTCGGGTGGTGAAAGCATTAGCTAAATAGTAAAATAACATCTCAAGACAGTTTATAATATGGCAAAACTTTTCGGGTTTTCTATTGAAAATACTAATAAAGAATCTAAATCTGTAGTTTCCCCCGTTCCTCAAAATAATGAGGACGGGGTTGATAATTATATTGCTAGTGGTTTTTATGGTTCTTATGTAGATATTGAGGGACAATATAGAACAGAATTTGATTTAATCAAAAGATATAGAGAAATGTCTTTGCACCCAGAATGTGATGGTGCTATTGAGGATGTTGTCAATGAAGCAATTGTTAGTGATCTTTATGATTCTCCAGTAGAAATAGAATTATCTAATCTTAAGGCAACTGATAAGTTAAAAAGAATAATCAGAGATGAGTTTAAACATATTAAAGAAATTTTAGATTTTGATAAAAAATCTCATGAAATTTTTAGAAATTGGTACATTGATGGTCGTTTATATTACCTTAAAGTAATAGATCAAAAGAATCCACAAGAGGGTATTCAAGATTTACGATATATTGATCCAATGAAGATCAAATAT